TTAACTATCATCAATACATGGCACTTTATTCCAGTCGATATCGTTTTTATTGTCGTCCCACATGTCTTTGTTTTTGTATTTCTCGCTACATCCTAGGCAAATGTTGTATGGCCTACCGATAAGGTTTAACGAAATACGTTGCATTTCATTTGATTCAAACATGTATCCACAGAACTGACATTTATGCATATCTCACCCCTCATACAGTAGCTTACTGCCTAATTTCATTTTCTGGCGACCAACACAAGTCACCCCCATTTCACTGCGTGGCTTGCTGTACCATGTGCGCTGATTCTTGCGCTCAATACGTTGCAGGTTGCTTTCAATCTGTTCGTGGTATTCAGCCAGCACCGTAAGGTCTATCGGATTCAGTGCGCTTTCTACTCGTGATTTCGGTTTGCGATTCAGCGAGAGAATAGGGCGGTTAACTGGTTTTGCGCTTACCCCAACCAACAGGGGATTTGCTGCTTTCCATTGAGCCTGTTTCTCTGAGCGACGTTCGCGGCGGCGTGTTTGTGCATCCATCTGGATTCTCCTGTCAGTTAGCTTTGGTGGTGTGGTGGCTGGTAGTCTAGCTCCAGCTTGTTGAGTCTCATTCGGAGGGGTATAACCGGCACCCCAGTGATTTTTCCATGCGACAACGTGCGCGTTATGGCGGCCTTATCTCCCGCGGCTCCCCATCTCGTCCACGCTATTGCTAGCGTTGGGAGCGCTTCACCGCTCAACAGTAGGTAAGCACTTGCCAGTGACTAGCTGGCTTCACCACACCCCAAAGCCTTCTGCTTTGAATGCTGCCCTTCTTCAGGGCTTAATTTTTAAGAGCATCACCTTCATGGTGGTCAGTGCGTCCTGCTGATGGCTAAATAGTACGATTTGTACTTTATCGAGTCAATACAAAATGTTCTAAATATAATTAGTTTTTTATAACGCTTTGTATTTAATGGGTTTATATTTTGGAAAAAGAAAACCCGACGCTAAGGTCGGGTTATTGTTGTGTGTTTTAGAGTGGTGAGGCTGTTAACTAAATGTCTCTTCAGGCCACTGGCTGGCGATAACTTTCCCTACTACGGAACAGCTATCATTGCATGGAATCATTGGATATTGCGGGTTTAGTGGCTGTAGGAACACCTGACCGCTATCCCTGATCAGTTTCTTGAAGGTAAACTCGTCACCACCAAGTCTGGCTATGCAGAAATCACCTGGCTCAACAGCCTGCTCAGGGTCAACGAGAATTAACATCCCGTCAGGAAAGCTTGGCTTGGATCCTGTTGGTGCGGTCATGGAATTACCTTCAACTTCAAGCCAAAACGCACAATCACTGGCTTTTTTGGTTGTGCTGACCCATTTCTCCGCATCACCTTTGGTAAAGGTTCTAAGCTCAGGCGAGAACATCCCGGCCTGAACATGAGAAAAAACAGGGTACTCATATTGTTTTTTAACGGGGGCAGATGAGTATTCGCCAACAGGTGAAAATGTACCGTCGTGGTTGAATGAGACGTTATCAATACCAAGGTATTTAAACACCACACCAATCTCGTCAAGAGATGGATGACGAGATCCGCGCAACCAGTGACCAATTCCACCCTGCGTCATACCAAGCTCTTCAGCTAACTTCTCTTGAGTTATGCCGAGCTCTTTCATTCTGGATCTAGCCAGTTCATACCATTTCATTTTCATACCCTTATTATTACGCTCTGTACTAAAACCATCCATGCACAAGATGTATTTTTTGTTTGCATTCTAAAAGTACATATCGTATTATTGTTTCATGGTTACTATGGAGGGCATATGAGCAACCTACGAAAATATCGAGAGTCACTGAATATCTCTCAAACAACACTTGCTAAGGCAGTTGGATGCACACAGGGAGCTATCGGACATTGGGAATCTGGTCGTCGCTTCCCAGACCTTAAAACATGCCGTGCTCTTGTTGAGTGCCTAAACAAGTTAGGCGCAAAAGTCAGTCTTGATGACGTGTTCCCTCCGGAACACAAAGCCGCTTAAGACATTCCAGCTCTTACACATTCCAGCCCTGAAAAAGGGCATCCAATTAAACCACACCTATGGTGTATGCATTTATTTGCATACATTCAATCAATTGTTATCTAAGGAAATACTTACATATGGTTCGTGCAAACAAACGCAACGAGGCTCTACGAATCGAGAGTGCGTTGCTTAACAAAATCGCAATGCTTGGAACTGAGAAGACAGCGGAAGCTGTGGGAGTTGATAAGTCGCAGATCAGCAGGTGGAAGAGGGACTGGATTCCAAAGTTCTCAATGCTGCTTGCTGTTCTTGAATGGGGCGTCGTTGACGACGATATGGCTCGATTGGCACGACAAGTTGCTTCGATTCTCACCAATAAAAAACGCCCGGCGGCAACCGAGCGTTCTGATCAAATACAAATGGAATTTTAACAACATCCAACGAGGTAATTATATGCGAAACAAAGGCTTTAATCCACCTGATACACACAAAGAAGTTAAGCGTTTGCGCTTCCTTCGTTCCATTGATGAAAGAACTCAAATCTCTTTTGTGAAAGTTGCCAGAACTGAGCTTCTGAAGGCTGAGGCGAGGGCGTTGATCCCGTCTCTACCAAAAGAGGAGGGATATACGTTCATTCCAAACGCATTTCTGGAAAAGCTGCTCAAAGAAGACATATCCGTAAGTCAGTTTAACGATGTTCTTAAGGTCTTTCGTCAAGGCAGGTAGTTATGAGCAATACAGCAAAAATCTACGATTTCAGCGCCGCACACGAGCGCAGGAGCAACAGGATGGAGAACCAGAAAACTGGTTACATTCCGTTGTACCGGAGCATTCTGAAACAGTCATGGGCGAAAGATGTTTATCTTCGCACCCTGTGGGAAAACCTTCTCCTGAATGCCGCCAGAAAGCCATACAAAGCGAATTTCAAAGGTCATGAATGGCATCTGCAACCCGGTCAACTGGTTGTGACAGCAGCTGATTTAGGTCTTCAGTTATGCGACAGGCATGGCAAGCCGGCAAGCCGTGATCAGGTTGAGCGGATGCTTCAGGTTTTTGTGAAAGAGGGGATGATCACCATTGATGGAGAGAAGCAAAAAGGTCGTGTGATCACCATCACAAATTACCATGAATATGCTCAAAAAATGGACAATTCACCCGCACATGAAGCCGCACAAACAACCGCACATGATGCCGCACATGATGAAGCCAGTAATGGCGCGGCTTTCAGCGTACATTCCGCACATGAAAGCGCACATGAAGCCGCACAAACAACCGCACATCATGAACAAGAAGGTATTAACAAGAATATAAATAATACCCCCCTACCCCCCAATGGGGGAGGCGATGGGCAGGTTAAACATGAACGTCGCAAGGCAGAACGAATCGACTACGAATCCTTCCTGAACGCCTACAACACCGAAGTCGGTGACAGACTGCCACACGCTGTTGCGGTCAACGAGAAACGCAAACGCCGCCTGAAGAAAATCATCCCGCAACTGAAAACGCCAAACGTGGACGGTTTCAGAGCGTATGTCAGGGCGTTTGTACATCAGGCCAAGCCGTTTTACTTCGGAGACAACGACACTGGCTGGACGGCAGATTTTGATTACCTGCTGAGGGAAGATTCGTTAACGGGAGTACGGGAAGGGAAGTTTGCAGACAGGGGGATAGCATGAGACAGGATATCGAAGCGAGCGTTATCGGTGGCCTGCTGATTGGTGGATTAACACCAACTGCCAGTGACGTTCTGGCAACGCTGGAGCCGGAAGCGTTTTCAATTCCGCTCTACCGGAAAGCCTTCGAGGTTATCCGCAAGCAGGCGAGAAACAGAAACCTAATCGACGCGCTGATGGTTGCCGAGGCGTGCGGAGAGGAGCATTTCACGTCAATCCTGATGACCAGTAAGAACTGCCCGAGTGCCGCAAACCTGAAGGGATATGCCGGAATGGTCGCGGATAACTATCACCGCCGTCTGGTGCTGGAAATCATGGATGAAATGCGTGAACCAATTCAGAGCGGAACCATCGATACATCGAGTCAGGCGATGGACGAGCTTGTAAAGCGTCTCTCAGCCATCAGAAAGCCCCGTGACGAGGTTAAACCTGTACGGTTAGGGGAAATCATTACTGACTACACTGACACGCTTGACAGGCGTCTGAGGAACGGAGAAGAGTCAGATACCCTGAAGACCGGAATCGAAGAACTTGATGCCATCACCGGAGGGATGAACGCGGAAGACCTGGTGATAATCGCTGCTCGTCCTGGTATGGGGAAAACCGAACTGGCGCTGAAGATTGCCGAAGGCGTTGCAAGCCGCGTTATTCCTGGTTCTGACGTCCGGCGCGGAGTATTGATTTTCTCAATGGAAATGAGCGCATTGCAGATTGCAGAGCGAAGCATTGCCAACGCCGGGAGGATGTCGGTTAGCGTGCTGCGAAATCCTGCATCGATGGATGACGAGGGCTGGGCGCGTGTTGCTAACGGCATGAGTCAGCTTGCAGATTTGGATGTATGGGTAGTCGATGCCTCGCGGTTATCGGTCGAAGAAATTCGCTCAATCGCAGAACGGCACAAACAGGAAAATCCAAACCTGTCACTCATCATGGCGGATTATCTTGGCCTGATTGAGAAGCCGAAAGCAGATCGCAACGACCTCGCAATTGCTCACATCTCAGGAAGCCTTAAGGCGATGGCGAAAGACCTGAAAACGCCTGTTATCTCCCTGAGTCAGCTTTCGCGCGATGTTGAGAAGCGACCAAACAAACGCCCGACAAACGCAGATTTGCGTGATTCAGGAAGCATTGAACAGGACGCAGACTCAATCATCATGCTCTATCGGGAAGCGGTATATGACGAGAACAGTAGCGCCGCGCCATTTGCTGAAATCATCGTGACGAAAAACCGTTTTGGCTCGCTTGGTACGGTTTACCAGCGGTTCTGTAACGGACACTTTGTTGCATGTGACCAGGATGAAGCCAGACAGATTTGCACAACATCAAATGCACCCGCTGCACGTGGCAGACGATATGCACAAGGGGCTGACGTATGACCATCTACATCACTGAGCTAATAACAGGCCTGCTGGTAATCGCAGGCCTTTTTATTTGGGGGAGAGGGAATTGGAGGCTTTAAGAAATGAGTACGATAGCTGAGCTTGTCAGGGCTAATTTTCGTGAAGAGTTGGTGCGTTGGTATCGGTATCGTTCATCGTCCAGTTTGCCGATTGATGAGTTGTATGAGCATTCACCTGCTGCACGACGCTATCCGCGTGACCGTGTTCTTCGACGGTTGTCCAAACTCAACAATGAGTTTCAGCGCAACAGAATTATTCGGAGTCTGGATTTAAAGTAAAGGAGTGAGCATGACAAATCAGCAGCAAATAGAGTTCATCCTTGAGCAGATTCGAAAAATGCGAGAAAAGAACCAGCCAGACATGATGGAAATATGGAGACGCCAGCAGGAAGAATACCGCAAGCATATTTTTGGTGAGAGAAAACAGGATGACTGGAGCCTATATGGCTATGGCACCAGGACAAATAAAAACGGATATAGCCTTTACACATATTGAGGAATTCCATGAAACAGACAATTTTCCTCAGGAGTAAGCAACAACAGCAAGCCGCAATCACCGCCATCCTCGCAACACCACTCGATAAAGACAAGCCAGTTACCATCCGCATTACTGACTACAAGCGCAACCTTGACCAGAACGCAAAATTTCACGCGATGCTGGCGGATATCGCAAGTCAGGTTCAATGGTGCGGCAAATGGTTAAAACCAGAACAATGGAAGGTTTTGTTGATAAGCGGTCATGCAGTGGCAACAAAGCAGGAAGCTGATGTTTTGCCCGGCCTTGAAGGTGAATACGTCAACATTCGCGAAAGCAGCGCACAGATGAGCGTGAAGCGCATGGCAAGCCTGATTGAGTACACGACAGCATGGGCTATTGGTCAGGGTGTCAGATTTACCGACAGGAGGTACGAATGAGACGACAGCGACGAAGTATCACCGACATCATCTGCGAAAACTGCAAATACCTTCCAACGAAACGCTCCAGAAATAAACGCAAGCCAATCCCAAAAGAATCTGACGTAAAAACCTTCAACTACACGGCTCACCTGTGGGATATCCGGTGGCTTAGAGAACGTGCGAGGAAAACAAGGTGATTGACCCAAATCGAAGTTACGAACAAGAAAGCGTCGATCGGGCTTTAACGTGCGCTAACTGCGGTCAGAAGCTGCATGTGCTGGAAGTTCACGTGTGCTCCGATTGCTGCGCAGAGCTGATGAGCGATCCGAATAGCTCAATGTACGAGGAAGAAGACGATGAGTGATGTTAAAGAAAAAGATATCCCCGGCTTTGAGGGTATATATAAAGTAACTGAAAATGGAGACATCATTTCATGCCGTAAATCAAAAAAATTATCTCATGGCATTAAACCAGGAGGATATGCATTTGTCGGTCTGTATCCAGGTGGCGGGAAAAGACCATCATATAAAATGGTTCACAGAATTGTTGCAGAAGTATTTATTGATAACCCAGATGGCAAACCGGAAGTTAATCACAAGGATGGAAATAAACTTAATAATAAAGTTGAAAATCTTGAGTGGGTAACGCGAACAGAAAATGCGAAACATGGATTTGATTCCGGATTGCTTGTTCATGGGTTTAATCATCATTTCTGCAAACTAACGCCAGAACAAGTGAAATCAATATATAAATCAAAAGGCAAATACAGAGATATAGCCAAAGAATTTGGTGTTTGTGCGCAGACAGTGTGCAACATAAAAAACAAATCAGCGTACCGACGTTTTTTGGAGGGGATTGATGTTTAGAAGCAAAAAATGGCTTCAGGCAGTAAGGGATATTGAATTTTGCGTTCTTTGCGGAAGATACGGAGTTCAGGCCGCTCACAGAAATGAAGGGAAGGGGGTTGGGATTAAAGTAGATGATTGCCTTACTGCTGCGCTATGTGTTGATTGTCATTCAAGAATTGATAATGGGAGAGATATGAGCAGGGAAGAGCGAAGGGCTGAAATGGATCGGGCCATTATGCTTACCCTTAAAAAATTGGTTAACAATGGGAGGGTGTTTGTCCAATGAACGAATATCAGTTTGTGCTTCCATACCCGCCGTCGGTGAATACCTACTGGCGAAGACGGGGAAGCCAATATTACATAAGCGATAAAGGCCAGAAATACCGAAAAGACGTTCAGCAAATCATCCGCCAACTTAAGTTAGACATTTTCACCAAATCACGACTCCGCATCAAAGTCATCGCAGACGTTCCAGACTCCCGCCGCCGCGACCTCGATAACATCCTGAAAGGTTTACTCGACTCCCTTATCCACGCCGGATTTGCGGAAGATGACGAGCAATTCGATGACATTCGCGTAATTCGTGGCGTGAAAGTACCAGGCGGACGGCTTGGAATAAAAATCACCGAACTGGAGAACGCATGAACGCCACAATTCAAACGATACCAGAGCTTCTTATCCAGACACGAGGCAATCAGACCGAAGTGGCGAGGATGCTTTCCTGCGCAAGAGGAACAGTGCTCAAGTACAACCGAGACAGCAAAGGCGAGCGTCACGTAATAGTTAACGGCGTCCTGATGGTCAAACAGGGCAAGAGGGGAAGACGATGAGCATAAGAGAACTAAACCTCACCAAAGAACAGCACGATTGGCTGAATGGCTGGCTTGAACTGTGGGGCGCATGGGTTTATTCAGGTCGTCTGGAAAAGCGTATGAGCAGCGTAATAGCTAAGTTCATGGAGAGCGTAGAGCCGGGAAGAGTTATGACAAGGCCAATGTGTAATGATGATGATGGAATGTTGATTTCTCAGGTCGTCGATTCCGTCATGTACATTGACAAGAAAGCCTTTGGCATCCTCCTCAGCTACTACGCTCATGGTTCATCAAAGCGAGCAATTGCATCCTACTATCACGCGACTGCAAAGCCACGCAAGATGTGTGGACGTGGTGGCGAGGGATGGAGAAAACCTTCACTGGCAACCTGTAGAAACGAAATTGACGACATCCTGAAATCGTCGTTATTTGTTTTGTACCAACCAATGCAAAATGCTTTCAAAATGCGTAAACGTGTTGAGAAAGTTAAGCATGTTGCTGTTAAAAGCCTTGACATGCAATTAGCCATTTAGCCATAATATTCACATATGCTGCCGCTTTTGCATTCAGCAACCATCACAAGCCCACCGCCTGTGGGCTTTTTTATTTGCACAACAGGTAAGAGCATTGACTACACCAGATAAATCTTCGGATGTAATGGTAAAACCATGCAGTGCTCTTTCCTGTTATCCCTCCAGCGCATCTCACGCGCATATTAACGAGATCCTTTCAGTAAGCGAGCCTGAGAAATGCCGTTATAGGTGGCGACCTCTCTCGGGCGGCTTTTCTGTGAGACAGGCTCGCTTTCTAAAAGGTTTACGCAATGCTTTTAACAAGTGAACGCATTAAAGAATCTTTGTCATTTAATCCATCTACCGGCATCTTCGTGTGGAAGGTAAAAACAGGAAGATCTAAGCCTGGCATGATTGCTGGTTCGCTGAATTCGTTCGGTTACAGGCAAATATCTTTAGGAGGTAAAAGATACTTTGCTCATCGTCTGGCGTGGATTTTGTGCAATGGCGAAATAAATAGCGGCTTAGAAATAGATCATGTGAATGGCATAAGAGACGACAACAGGATATCAAATCTTAGGCTTGTTAGCAGATCGCAAAACAACATGAACACAATAACCTCGAAAAGGAACCGGTCTGGTTGTCGTGGTGTTTGTTTCCACTCGAGAGATAGGCTTTGGCATGCTCGTGTTTTTGTTAATAGAAAAACTGCGGCCTTCAAGACATTTAAACGCAAAGAGGATGCTATAAAATTTGTGACTTCGGAAAGGGAAAAAATATTCGGAAGTTACAACAAGAATTGTGGTGAATGCGCAGGCTGATGCGCTAACGCTCAGAGGTGAGCACCTAGCTTCGGGCTAGGATGGGTAGCCTCAAGTTGGAGTTCAGCACCAACCACCACAACCCAAACTGAGCCGTAGCCACTGGCTATCCTGAATTCATCAGTGATAGTTATGCTGCGGCCTTCTACATATGACCTTCGTGAAAGCGGTGGCAGGAGGTTGCGCTAACAACCTCATGCCGTTTTGCCCGTGCATATCGGTCACGAACAAATCTGATTACTAAACACAGTAGCCTGGATTTGTTCTATCAGTAATCGACCTTATTCCTAATTAAATAGAGCAAATCCCCTTATTGGGGGTAAGACATGAAGATGCCAGAAAAACATGACCTGTTAGCCGCCATTCTTGCGGCAAAGGAACAAGGCATCGGGGCAATCCTTGCGTTTGCAATGGCGTACCTTCGCGGCAGGTATAATGGCGGTGCGTTTACAAAAACAGTAATCGACGCAACGATGTGCGCCATTATCGCCTGGTTCATTCGTGACCTTCTCGACTTCGCCGGACTAAGTAGCAATCTCGCTTATATAACGAGCGTGTTCATCGGCTACATCGGTACTGACTCGATTGGTTCGCTTATCAAACGCTTCGCTGCTAAAAAAGCCGGAGTAGAAGATGGTGGAAATCAATAATCAACGTAAGGCGTTCCTCGATATGCTGGCGTGGTCAGAGGGAACTGATAACGGACGTCAGAAAACCAGAAATCATGGTTATGACGTCATTGTAGGCGGAGAGCTATTCACTGATTACTCCGATCACCCTCGCAAACTTGTCACGCTAAACCCCAAACTCAAATCAACAGCAGCCGGACGTTACCAGCTTCTTTCCCGTTGGTGGGATGCCTATCGTAAGCAGCTTGGCCTGAAAGACTTCTCTCCGAAAAGCCAGGACGCTGTGGCACTGCAACAGATTAAAGAGCGTGGTGCTTTACCCATGATCGATCGCGGTGACATTCGTCAGGCAATTGACCGTTGCAGCAATATCTGGGCTTCACTGCCTGGCGCTGGTTATGGTCAGTTCGAGCATAAGGCTGACAGCCTGATTGCAAAATTCAAAGAAGCAGGCGGAACGGTCAGAGAGATTGAGGTATGAGCAAAGTAACCGCGATTATCTCCGCTCTGGTTATCTGCATCATCGTTTGCCTGTCATGGGCTGTTAATCATTACCGTGATAACGCCATCGCCTACAAAGACCAGCGCGATAAAGCCACAAAGAACCTCCGCCTGGCTAATGCCACCATCAAAGATATGCAGACCCGCCAGCGTGATGTCGCTGCACTGGATGCCAAATACACGAAGGAGTTAGCTGATGCGAAAGCTGAAAATGATGCTCTTCGGCGCAAGCTTGATAATGGTGGCAGGGTGCTCGTCAAAGGAAAATGCCCTGAGCCATCCTCAGCCGAAACCTCCGGCTCCTCCGGCATGGGCAATGATGCCACCGTCGAACTCTCTCCAGTTGCTGGACGAAACGTTCTCGGTATCCGGGACGGAATTATCCGCGACCAAACAGCACTGAGAACGCTTCAGGAGTACATCAGGACGCAATGCCTTCGATGATAGCGATAATTTTACTCATCATCCTTCACATCTGGCTCTGTAGACAGGGTGGTGATCACTTCTGGAGTGAATCCAGATTAAACATCTCATTGCTGATGCTTGATATTGAGCATCTGGCGCGCGGTAAGGGGCTGCGTTGAGATAAGAGCCAGTTCATTACAAAGCCTATCTACGGGTGGGCTTGATAATGAAACCGGAATTTATTCTGGGTAACCAGTTACGGCAGTACAGCGAAACAACCCAAGCCAGAAAATGGGGAAATAACACTGGCAGCCACTGAAAGATGAACCTCCTGCCTTATGGCAAAAAAGATTCTTTGTGGTGGCGGACTGATGGAAAGACATCGGTTATTGCAGAGACCATTCAATGAGTGGTCTCGACAATGGCTTATACCCTGCACGGGATAACTTAACTGATATCCCTTTTAACGGATAAACGGAGCCAACAATGGCAGAGATTATTCCCATGACTGAAGAACAGAAATTCCAGTTAGAGATTTACAAACTGGTCATGAACCAGAACGCAGCCGCAGAGGAAGCATTTCAATTCATTGGCACTGACGAGCTGAAGCTTGAGCTATTCAAAATTCACTTCCAGTCAGGCGGCGCTAATTCAGATATCACGACCCGAACTATCGAAGCGGTGCGTAAATCGAAGGAAGCGTTAGACCTGTTCACCACCGGAGCATGATATGACCACTATTGCATGGGATGGAAAGACCCTGGCATCTGACACCCAGGCATCATCTGGTGATGTTGTGTGTTCGTATACAGAACAAAAGATTTACACACCGCCAGAATCTGGGTGGGAGGTTTGCGGCAGTAAAGTGGTTGCATTAGGTTGTTCTGGTGATTGCGGCGCGGAGATGGAATTGCAGGAACTGCTTAAGAACAACCTGACGTATGCATCAGAATTTCTCCCGACATTCTCTTTCACCGCGCTTGCTATCATCGGTGCTGGTCGTGCTTACATCATCTCAAAAGAGAAAGGCGAAACGCGGGCGAGTATTTCGCGACAGGTTGAACCGTATGCCATTGGTAGTGGTTGGCTGATTGCTCGCACAGCCATGCACTGCGGCAAAAATGCGAGAGAAGCGGTACAAGTCGCAATTGATCTTGACTGCTATTCCGGCGGCAGCGTTGATTCGTTCCCCGCTGGGAAGCAAACAGAAGGGAAATAATCAATATGGCGACTGAGAAAAAGAATGTCGGTCGCCCTTCGGATTACCTGCCGGAGGTGGCTGATGATATCTGTGCGCTGCTTGCCTCCGGGGAAAGTCTGGTTAAGGTTTGCAAGCGCCCCGGCATGCCAGCAAAGGCTACTGTATTTCGCTGGCTGTCAGAGCATGACGACTTTAGAGACAAGTACGCGAAGGCAGCTGAGGCGCGAGCTGATTCTATTTTCGAAGAGATATTCGAAATTGCTGACACTGCGATTCCAGATGCTGCTGAGGTGGCAAAGGCAAGACTTCGCGTTGATACCCGCAAATGGGCGCTGGCCCGAATGAATCCCCGTAAGTATGGCGACAAGGTAACTAACGAGCTTGTCGGCAAAGACGGCGGCGCAATCCAGATTGAAACATCACCGATGAGCACTCTATTCGGAAAATGACCTCGATTAATCCTATCTTTGAACCGTTCATTGAGGCGCATCGCTACAAAGTCGCCAAAGGCGGTCGAGGTAGCGGTAAGTCATGGGCAATTGCTAGGCTGCTTGTTGAAGCGGCGCGTCGGCAGCCTGTGCGCATACTTTGCGCTCGTGAGCTGCAAAACAGTATCAGCGATTCGGTAATTCGGTTGCTTGAAGACACCATAGAGCGGGAAGGGTATTCGGCTGAGTTTGAAATTCAGCGTTCAATGATTCGTCATCTCGGAACGAACGCTGAATTCATGTTCTACGGCATCAAAAACAACCCGACGAAGATTAAATCGCTCGAAGGTATTGATATCTGCTGGGTGGAGGAAGCGGAAGCGGTAACGAAGGAATCATGGGATATCCTGATACCAACCATCCGCAAGCCATTTTCCGAAATATGGGTGAGCTTCAACCCGAAGAACATACTCGACGATACCTATCAGCGGTTCGTCGTAAATCCTCCTGATGATATTTGCCTGCTGACGGTGAACTACACCGACAACCCGCACTTTCCTGAAGTTCTCCGTCTGGAGATGGAAGAGTGTAAACGCAGAAATCCGACACTGTATCGTCACATCTGGCTTGGTGAGCCAGTGAGCGCAAGTGATATGGCAATCATCAAACGTGAATGGCTTGAAGCTGCAACCGATGCGCACACGAAACTCGGGTGGAAAGCGAAAGGTGCGGTTGTTTCTGCGCATGACCCATCAGATACAGGGCCAGATGCTAAAGGTTACGCATCGCGTCACGGTTCGGTTGTTAAGCGCATTGCCGAAGGCCTGCTGATGGACATCAACGAGGGTGCTGACTGGGCTACTTCGCTGGCGATTGAAGACGGCGCTGACCATTACCTGTGGGATGGTGATGGTGTTGGTGCCGGGCTACGCAGACAGACAACGGAAGCGTTCTCCGGCAAGAAAATCACCGCTACGATGTTCAAGGGCAGCGAATCGCCATTTGATGAAGATGCACCATATCAGGCCGGAGCATGGGCTGATGAAGTCGTGCAGGGCGACAACGTTCGCACTATTGGCGATGTATTCCGCAATAAGCGAGCGCAATTCTATTACGCGCTAGCTGACAGGCTGTATCTGACATATCGGGCGGTTGTCCACGGTGAGTATGCAGACCCCGACGACATGCTGAGTTTCGACAAAGAAGCGATAGGCGAGAAGATGCTGGAGAAGCTGTTTGCAGAACTGACGCAGATTCAGCGCAAATTCAATAATAACGGGAAGCTGGAGCTTATGACTAAGGTAGAAATGAAGCAGAAGCTCGGTATTCCATCTCCTAACCTGGCTGATGCGCTGATGATGTGTATGCATTGCCCGGAGTCGGCTGCGCAACCCGACTATTCCAGTTACTCAATTCCTTGTGGTGTAGGTTGATATGGCAGAAAAAAAGATGACTGACTGGCATCGCAAGGTGCTGTGCAACTTTGATAATGCCTGGTCAGCAACGCAGGATATGCGTGAGCAGATTATTGAGGCTCAACGTTTCGTCCGGGTGTCCGGCGCACAGTGGGAAGGCAGCACAAACGCTGGTTACTCATTTGATGAAGGCAGGTTTGAGCATTATCCGCGTTTTGAACTGAATAAGATTGCCCGTGAATGTGATCGCATCATTGGCGAGTATCGACAGAATCGCATCAGCGTTAAATTCAGACCGAAGGACGATAAGGCATCGGAAGCGTTAGCCGAAAAGATGAACGGAAAATTCCGCGCTGACTATCAGGAAACATCCGGTGGCGAAGCGTGTGATAACGCATTTGATGATGCTGTAACGGGCGGATTCGGTTGTTTCCGCATGTGTGCCGATTACGAAGATGAAATGGATCCGAGTAACGAGCAGCGACGCATCAGCCTTCTTCCTGTTTACGACCCAGCGACATGCGTCTTCTTCGATCAGGACAGCAAGCAATATGACCGTTCTGATGCTATGTGGGCTATGGAAATGTTCTCCATGACGCCTAAAGCGTTCGAGGCTGAATACCCTGATTCCATCGCGGCAAGCCTTTCTCGTGATGACACTGGCACTCAATATGACTGGTCAACGCCAGATGCCATCTATGTTGGACGCTACTACGAAGTCCGCATAGAGAAGGTGAAGCTCACAGCATGGCGTAACCCTGTCAGCGGAGAAACGGCAATCTATGATGAAGAGCAAATCAAAGATATTGTCGACGAGCTGACCGATGGTGCATTCGAACTGATTGGCGAGCGAACGGTGAAGAAACGCCGAGTTTATTGCGGTCTTCTGTCTGGCGCTGAATGGCTGGAAGAACCGAAGCGTATTCCGGGCGAACATATTCCTCTCATCCCGGTATATGGTCGTCGTTCATTTGTTGATAATCAGGAGCGAATCGAAGGCCACGCAGCAAAAGCGATGGATGCACAGCGTCTTGAGAACCTGATGGTTTCCATGATTGCAGATAATGCTACTCAGGCTGGCGGTGATGGCATTCCTATCGTGGATGTTGATTTCATTCCCGGTCCATTAATGAATCACTGGGCAGAGAGGAATAAGAAAAGACCTGCAGTTCTTCCCATGACCAGCAAGAAGGACAAAAACGGAACGGTCATTTCAGAGGCTCAGGTTGCTGGCTGGACACCTCCGACACAAATGCCTCCTGCTCTTGCCGGGCTATTGCAGTACACCGGAACGGCTATTCAGCAAATTACAGGTGCGTCGCAGCTTGAGAACATGCCGAGCAACGTCGCTACCGATACCGTTGATAGCATCTTTAACCGGATGGACACGCAGTCCTATATCTACATGGACAACATGGCTAAATCCATGCGCCGTGCTGGCGTCGTGTGGCTTTCTATGGCTCGTGAAGTCTATGGCAGCGATACGCCAATGCGCATCGTTAATGAGGATGGCAGCGATGACGTGGCGCTGATGACTGGTGAAGTGGTTGACCGTCAGACAGGGAAGGTTATCGCGCTTAACGACCTTTCGCAGGGTAACTATGAAGTGACTGTCGATGTCGGTCAGTCGTTCGCTACTCGCCGTGATGCAACGGTTAAGTCGTTGCTTTCCATGCTGGCACTTATCCCGCCAGGAACGCCGAAGCATGACCTTGTATCGTCGATGATTCTCGACAATATGGACGGCGAAGGGATGGACGACCTTAAAGAATACAACCGCAATCAGTTGCTTCTGTCTGGCGTTATTAAGCCGAGAACACCAGAAGAACAGCAGATGGTTGAGCAGGCGAAACAACAACAGGCCAGTCAGCCAGATCCGGCTATGGTTGCTGCGCAAGGTCAGCTTCTTGCTGGTCAGGCTGAATTGCAGAAAGCGCAGAACGAACAAGCAGCCATTCAGGTTAAAGCATTCCAGGCACAGACGGATGCTCAGGTTGCTGCGGCAAATGTTGTGAAAATCCTCGCATCTGCCGATAGCCAGCAAAAATCTGATATCCGTGAGGCGCTGAAACTGCTCGGACAGTTCCAGCAACAGCAAGGAGACAATGCCCGTGCTGATGCAGAGCTTGTCCTGAAAAGTCAGGCACAGGGCCATGCGCAGCGCATGGACATCAGCAGCATCCTGCAAAAATCAACTCAGCAACAACCACAGCAGTAATTAACCCATAACGTGCAATGGCTGTCTTTATGAGGCCTGGCACCCTATTGCCTTCCGATGGGCTGAACATCGAGTAAACAGGGGTAACAAATGGACCAGATGGCAGAAAACACACCAGAAGTTGAAATCGAAACCGACGCGTCAGAGCAGATTCCTGATGATGTCGAACTGGCTGAAAAAGTCGAAACAGAAGATGGCAGTGAGTCCTCCGGCAATGATGCAGAGGAAGCTACTGAAACTGATGACGACGAATCAGAACAGGAATTCTACTTTGGTGACGAAAAGCTGGATTCGCCAACCAGCGAAGATGGCGCAGAGCATGGACTGGTAAAACACCTGCGCAAGACGATTAAAGAGAAAGACCGTGAGCTGAAAGAGCTGATGCGTCAGTCTCAGAAACCCGTCGAGCAGCAGCCGGTAATCACTCAACCACCGCGAATGCCAAAACTGGATGATGAGGACATCGGTTTCGATGAAGAAATCTATCAGCAACGCATGACTAAGTGGGCAGAGGATAACGGCAAGTACCAGCAACAGGAGATGGCTCGCAAGCAGAAGGAGCAGGAGCTTCAGGCTGCCTATCAAGAGCGATTATCCAAATATCAGCAACGTGTTAAGGCTCTCAAAGTTCCTGGCTATCAGGAAGCTGAGCAGGCCGTACTCGAGGAAATCCCCATCGAGACACAAAACGCGATCCTGTTTGAGTCAGAGAAGCCGGAAATCGTTGTTCTGGCGCTCGGTCGCAACGCTGAACTGCGCAAGCAACTGGCAGAAGCTACCAACCCCGTAGCAATTGGTCGTCTGCTGGAACGTATCGAATCGAAGGCCAGAATCATGCCAAAAGCAAAAACCACGGCAGCCACAACCCCGACAGTTAAGGGGAGCAACGGCGCAGTAATCAACAACCTCGACAAATTGAAAGCCAAGGCGCTGGAAACTGGTGACTGGACGCCGTATTTCGCCGCTAAAAAGGCAAAAAAATAACCTATCGGAGCATTAAGCATGGCTAACCAATTAGCAAAAGACCTTGAAATCATGTTCGAAAACTACGTTGAAGGCTTTGAGGCCGCCTGCGTAGTTTCCCGTAACGCTAAAAAATTCCGTCCCGGTGATACAGCAATGCAGCGAGCAGGTGATGTTCTGTATCGTCCGCAGCATTACCACATGAACATTGAGGAAGGCCTCGACCTCAGCAGCAAAACGCCAACAGCACTGGTTCAGCGCCTTGTTCCTTCTGTGTTCAAGGAGCCGAAAAACATTCTGTACACTCTGGATGCGCGTGAAATGCGTGACCCGGAACATAAAACTGAAGCTGGTCGCGCCGCAGGTATGCGCCTTGCTGCACAGATTGACTCTGACCTGATTTCCATGGTCACGCAGCGTGCTACTAACGTGATCACAATGGCTGACTCAACCACTGGTTCACAGGGCCGTGATTTGTGGAACTGTGCGGCAGGTATTGATGCCACCATGACGGCGATTGGTGTACCACAGGGTATCAACCGCCGCTCTTTCTGGAACCCCTTCAACTACAAAGACCTTGCTGGCGAGCTTGGTCACCGTGCCTATGCTCAGGGCGCAACCCTGACAGCATACGAAAAAGCGCAGATCCCTCCGGTTGCGTCCTTCGATAGCTACAAGACCGATATTTCTGGTCGTGTTCCGAAGGGTACAGCAACTTCCCTGACGCTGGCGGCTAAACCTGCGCACAAGGTTGAAGCGAAAGATGCCAACGATATGCCAGTGGATAACCGACAGGGGACCATTACGGTATCTGCATCTGGTTTGCAGGTTGGCGATGCGTTCACCATTGCTGGCGTGAATTCCGTACACCAGATCACCAAAGATACCACCGGGCAGCCGCAGGTATTCCGCGTTCTGGCAGTAAGCGGAACGATAGTAACTATCTCCCCGAAAATTCTGCCGCCTGACAACGCAGATGTCGCCAGCCGTCCATATGCAAACGTTGATGCTAACGCGGCAAATGGTGCAGCAATTACCATTCTCAACAAGAATGCCGCACCGGCTAACCTGTTCTGGGCTGATGGTTCTGTTGAACTGATGTACGGCAAACTGGCGTTCCCGACTGGTCAGGGTCCACAGGTAATGACAGCAACCACCGAGCAGGGCGCTACGCTGATCATGTCTTATGCCTTCGACCACATCAAAGGCGTAACCACTGCTCGTTTCACCACTCTGTACGGTTGCTCTGTACTTGTTCCTGAATATACGGGCATCGTTATTGCCGGGCAGTAATTTTGGTGGGGCTTCGGCCCCATTTTTATTGGGAGAAGACAATGGCACGAACAATGCTCTATAAGCCGGGCAACATGATCACCTGTGGTCAGTTTGCTGTCGATTACATCATTGTTGATGACGAAGAAGTTAAATCTCACCTGAAAAAAGGCTGGGTAAAAACTCCTGAAGAAACCGCAACGAAGCATAAAGTGGCTAAGGCGGAAGAAGATGGCGAAAACGAAGGGTGATCTCGTTCTAAAGGCTTTACGAAAAGCCGGGCTGTATTCCAATGCCACGTTGACAGATGCTGACCCTCAGGCAATTGAAGATGCCATTAATGACCTCGAAGACATGATGGCAGCATGGCAGGCTAAAGGTATCGAGCTTGGGTATCAGTTTGCTGATACAGAAAACGGCATCATGCCGTTACCGGACGATGATTCAGGTATCCCTGCATGGGCAAATGATGGCGTCGCTTTGAAACTCGCGGTGCAAGTGTGCATGGATAACGTCATTCAGCCGTCAGACGCTCTCCTTACCGCTGCTGACAGTGCATATCAGACAATCTGCATCGCTTTAACCAAAATACCACCACTTGAGCGGCGAAATGACATGCCTCGCGGTAGTGGTAACAAAAGCGCGTTTACGTGGAATCGGTTTTACATCGAGAAAGATGATCCGAGTACGTGAGGTGAATAAATGCCGATTCAGCAACTTCCGCTTATGAAAGGTGTCGGCAAAGACTTCAGAAACGCCGACTATATCGACTATCTGCCAGTGAATATGCTGGCTACACCCAAAGAAATCCTGAACAGCAGCGGATATCTTCGCTCATTCCCGGGCATTGCCAAACGTTCTGATGTGAACGGCGTATCGCGAGGCGTCGAGTACAACATGGCGCAGAATGCTGTTTATCGCGTGTGTGGTGGCAAGCTGTATAAGGGCGAAAGCGAGGTTGGTGATGTTGCCGGAAGTGGTCGCGTATCAATGGCGCATGGTCGAACATCACAGGCGGTAGGCGTTAATGGTCAACTGGTCGAGTATCGCTATGATGGCACGGTTAAAACCGTCTCAAACTGGCCTACAGACAGCGGATTCACGCAGTATGAGTTAGGCTCAGTCCGCGACATTACGCGCTTACGTGGGCGTTATGCGTGGTCAAAAGACGGTACTGATTCATGGTTTATCACTGACCTTGAAGACGAATCGCACCCTGACCGTTACAGTGCTCAATATCGCGCAGAATCTCAGCCGGACGGCATCATAGGTATCGGCACATGGCGAGATTTCATCGTCTGTTTTGGTTCATCGACGATTGAATATTTCTCCCTGACTGGGGCAACCACCGTTGGTGCCGCTTTGTATGTCGCACAGCCATCGCTGATGGTGCAAAAAGGCATTGCCGGGACTTACTGCAAAACGCCGTTTGCTGATTCGTATGCGTTCATCAGCAATCCGGCAACAGGTGCGCCGTCTGTGTATATCATCGGCTCCGGTCAGGTATCACCAATCGCCAGCGCGAGCATTGAGAAAATCCTCCGCTCCTACACTGCTGATGAACTGGCTGATGGCGTGATGGAGTCTCTGCGCTTTGATGCTCATGAGTTGCTGATTATCCACCTTCCGCGCCATGTTCTCGTGTACGACGCATCTTCAAGCGCCAATGGTCCGCAATGGTGTGTGCTGAAAACAGGCCTGTATGACGATGTGTACCGCGCTATCGACTTCATTTACGAAGGCCATCAGATAACGTGTGGCGATAAGCTGGAATCGGTGACCGGGAAATTGCAGTTCGATATCAGCAGCCAGTACGACAAGCAACAGGAACACCTGCTGTTTACTCCATTGTTCAAAGCGGATAACGCCAGATGCTTCGATCTGGAGGTGGAATCATCCACTGGCGTAGCTCAGTACGCCGACCGCCTGTTCCTCTCTGCAACCACTGACGGCATAAATTACGGGCGTGAGCAGATTATTGAGCAGAATGAACCGTTCGTTTACGACAAACGCGTTTTGTGGAAGAAAGTAGGGCGCATCAGGAAAAACATTGGTTTCAAATTGCGCGTTATCACGAAGTCACCAGTAACACTATCCGGGTGTCAAATTCGTCTGGAGTAAAATATGGCAGACCCGTCACTTAATAAGCCTGTCGTGGTTCAGGCTACACGCATTGATGCATCTATTCTCCCTCGCAACATATTCAGTCAGTCTTACCTTCTGTATGTCATAAATCAGGGTACTGATGTTGGCTCCATTGCAGAAAAGGCAAATCAGGCAGGAGGCGGTGCTTATGATGCGCAGGTCAGAAATGATGAGCAGGATGTAATTCTTGATGAGCACGAAAAAAGAATTGCAAAAACAGAAGAGGATATTTCAGGAATAAAAGTAAAGCTTCTTGAAATAGAGAATGATGTTAATGGTCTGAAAATAAAAGTTCAGGATATCGACGGTAAGGTATCAGAGATAATCGTTGATTATGTTTCACTCAGCAGAGCAGGAACTCAAACTCTTGCCTCATCCCTTAACGTATCAGGAAGTTATTCTGTTAACGGTACAAAAGTTGTTGGCGCTCGCCAGACTGGATGGACCGCGGCAACAGGTACGGCGAATAAAGGCGTATTCAATGCTGACCTGACATTCACCGTTAGCGATACTTACACGCAATCTGAAATCCAGGCTATAGCCAATGCTCTAATTGCTGAGCGTCGGCGCACTAAGGCTTTGGAAGACGCCTTGCGTGCACATGGGTTGATTGACTGATGATTACATTCAAACCAACGCGAAACATCGACCTGATAGAAGCAGTAGGAAATCACCCTGACATTATCGCCGGGAGCAACAACGGTGATGGATACGACTACAAACCTGAATGCCGTTACTTTGAGGTGAACGTGCACGGGCAGTTTGGCGGCATTGTTTACTATCAGGAGATTCAACCGCAGACATTCGATTGCCACGCCATGTACCTGCCAGAGATTCGCGGCTTCAGCAAGGAAATCGGGCTGGCGTTCTGGCGATACATTCTGACTAACACCACCGTTCAGTGCGTCACATCGTTCGCCGCACGCAAATTCCGCCACGGGCAGATGTACTGCGCAATGATTGGCCTTAAGCGTGTAGGAACCATCAAGAAATACTTCAAAGGCGTGGATGACGTGACGTTTTACAGCGCCACACGCGAAGAACTAATCGACTTCCTGAATCACGGGAGATAGCCATGTTATATGCATTTAAGCTGGGCAGAAAACTGCGCGGCGAGGAACCTTATTGCCCTGAAAAAGGCGGGAAAGGTGGCTCTGATAAAAGCGCAAAGTATGCAGCAGAAGCCCAGAAGTATGCTGCAGACCTGCAAAATCAGCAGTTCAACACCATTATGAACAACCTGAAGCCGTTTACTCCTCTGGCTGATAAGTATGTCGGCAGCCTCGAGAACTTATCGTCTCTGGAAGGGCAAGGTCAGGCACTTAACCAGTATTACAACTCTCAGCAGTACAAAGATCTTGCTGGTCAGGCTCGCTATCAGAGTCTGGCGGCAGCGGAAGCAACAGGTGGATTGGGTTCCACTGCAACCGGTAATCAGTTAGCAACAATCGCACCAACGCTTGGTCAGCAGTGGCTGTCTGGTCAGATGAACAACTACCAGAATCTGGCAAATATTGGTCTTGGCGCACTGCAAGGTCAGGCAAACGCCGGGCAAACATATGCCAACAACATGAGTCAGATTTCACAGCAAAGCGCGGCTCTTGCAGCGGCAAACGCCAACAGACCATCAGCAATGCAATCTGCTATTGGCGGAGGTGCGTCTGGTGCTATTGCTGGGGCCGGACTTGCGAAATTAATTGGCTCATCAACTCCGTGGGGGGCTGCGATCGGCGGCGGTCTTGGTCTGCTTGGCTCGTTGTTTTAAGGGGTAATCAATGGCTACGTGGCAACAGGGTATTAATTCTGGTGGTTTTCTGGCTGGCATCGGTACGCAAAATGAGAATGCGCCAAAGGCAAGCGACATCAACGCAACGCTTGGTATGATCCGCGAAAACAATGAGTTGGCTCGCTCAGGTGCAAATAACGTTGGTCTGACCGCGTTACGTGGTCTGGCTGGAGTTGCTGATATTTACAATCAGGAACAGCAACAGAAAGCGATTAGTGCGTTCAATAAGGTTCACGCTGATGCATGGGCTTCTGGTGATCCATCGGGACTATTTAAGTTTGCCCAGGAAAATCCAGCGTTTGTTGCACAGGCACAACAGGCGTTTTCCGGTCTTAATGAGCAGCAACGCAACGATATGGGCGATTTAGCCATGAGGGCTAACGTCGCTCTTTCTCAGGGACCGGAAGCCTACAGTAAATTCATTACTGACAACAAGGACAGGTTAAATCGCGTTGGTGCGAATGCTGACTGGATGATTCAGACAGGTATCCAGAATCCAGAGCAGCTATCACACATGCTGACTACTATGACGCTAGGGGCTGTTGGTCCGGATAAAATGCTGGATTATCAGGATAAGATGGTTGGTCGCCAACTTGAGAAAGGGCGATTGGATGAAAGCATCCGTCAGGCTGACATGGAGAACGCGAGAGGATGGGCAAATATCCAAAACGCTCAACTAGACAGGGCTCAGCGGGCACAAATGCATAATGATAACGTAGCCCTGAAGTTGCAGGAATTAGGGATGAAACAACAGGAAAGCGGAAAGATTGACCCAAAACTTGTTCGAGATCTGAATAGTGATATTAATGGGTTCTCAAAGAATTATTCTGCAATGCGCAGTGCTTCTGACAACCTACAAGCCCTTGGGAAGCGCAACACTCCAGCCGCGCAGTTGGGAATGATTTTCAACTATATGAAATCGCTGGATCCGCAATCTGTGGTACGCGAAGGTGAGCAAGTGCAGGTAAAACGCACTGATGGAATATTCGGCACACTTGGTAACTATGTTAGCCAATTATCTAACGGCAAGATGCTGAATAATGAGCAAGTCCAAGACTTAATCAACACCTCAAAACTGATGGCAAATACTGAAGGCGAAAAGTTTAACCAGCAAATGGATGATTATCTTTCAACTTATGGAGATTCTCTCCCCAGCGGACTAACTAAGCAATTGCAATCCAGAAAAGCCAAGCTGTATGAAGATATTCAGCAGCCTGCGCAACAACAGACACAACAAGCAACATCTGGCGGTCAAACATTTCGAGAAGGTATGACCGCGAAAAATCCTAAAACTGGTCAGAAAATTATTTACAGGAACGGACAATGGCAACCAATGTAGGTTTACCAGAGGGGTTTGTTCTGGATGAACAGCCTGATAACTCACAACTTCCTGATGGCTTTGTGCTTGATTCCCAACCAGAACAGCAGCAATCTCCTTTGGTTTCACCAGAGGAAAATTCCAGACAGGAAAATGTTGTTAATAATGCTAACGGTTTCGACCGTTTTATGTATGGCGTTCTCAGTGGATTGATGGATGTTGGTAAAGGTGTTGGCCTGTTTCAGGATATGACACCAGAAGAGCAAGCCGCAATTCAGTCTCTACAGCAGAAGTTAGCGGCAAAACCATCAACCGCACAAGATGTTGGTGAGTTCGTTGGACAAGCAGCGCCATTTGTTAGTGGTGGTGGGATTATTTCTCAGGTTCCGAAAGGGGCGGCAAGGCTGGCTGCCGCCGCAGGGCTTGGTGCGGTTGAAGGTGGTGTTGTTGCTAACGGAACCGGTGGCAATGTAACTACAGGGGCGACTATAGGTGCTGCCGCTGGTCCAATTGCTGAATTGGCATCTCCAGTGATTAGTAAAGCAGCCAGTGCGGTTACGAAGAGGTTTAGGCCTCCATCGGCAGAAATGTCTCAGGCATCTGAACTTAGTGGAATGGCGAAGGTTGCAACGAAAGCTACAGATGTGAATCCAATAACAGGAAACAGATCTGGTTTGAATGCTCTCGCGGAAGCTGTTTCACCAGATGATTCTGTGCTACAGGCCGCCCGCAATCTTGGGATAGAGGATGCCTTAACTCCCGGCATGTACTCCAGCAACCCTTCTTACCGCGCGTTTGAAAATGCTTTAGCTGCAACCCCTGGTAATAAACTGTTCCACGCACAGCGAGAGGCCATTAGTAGGCTTGGAGAGCAGGCAGATAAATTTATTAATGATTTTGGTGGGAGCGTTGATAAGGACTTTATCAATCAAAAGGTAAAAAGCTCTTATGAGGAGTTAAGATCAAACCTGAAGCGCCAAGAAGACACTCTATACAATCAAATTAGAGCAAAAATTCCAACCAGAGCTACCGTAGATACCTCCCATACCACTAACGCCATTGAGGATATTGCAGATGATGTCGGTGGGCTAGAAAAACTAAAATCGCTATATCCTCAACTGTCAAAGACCTTGGAACAAATAGACCCAAACACCGCCCCGACTTATGGTCTTCTTGATGCAGTTCGACGGCAGGTTGGAAGGGCTCTTGGCAAAGAGATGGATAAAGGGCCATATAGCGGCATCGACGCTCGGCACCTTGGAATTCTTGAAAGCGCACTGATACAAGATCAGGGAGCCGCTGCTGCCAAATATGGTGCAGAGGATACATGGAATTTAGCTAGAGAGATCGGGAGAAAGAGATTCGCAGTACAGGCAGCCGCCATTCAAAATCTTGGCAGAGACCTGGATAAAGGAATAGTGCCGCAATTGCAGCAAGCTATCGTCGACATGTCTCAAGGAAAGGGCGGTGACTTCCGTCGCCTGGTTTCAAATCTTCCTGATGACATGGTGCAACCAGCTGTTGCCACCGCAATGAATAGGGCTTTCACTACGTTCGCTAAATCTCCCGGGCAGTCACTCGGTGTTCCTGGATTTGTTAAGTGGTATGGAGGTCTATCAAGAAACAAATCAAATATGCAGGCATTGAGCCGGGCAATTGGCTATCCGGCTACGCGTAGGTTGAGAAACATCTATGAGGTGGCTTCTGGCATGCAAAGGGTGGGCAGCGAGAAGGTGTATTCCTCCTCTCAAATTGACCGGATGATGAATCAGTTCGCAGGAGAGAAGGGAATGCTTGGGCGTATATATGGAATAGGAAAAGACGTGGCTAAAGCAGAGGGGCTAACCACTGCCATCGGAGCGCCGGGAGCCGGTACGGCAGGGGTACTCTTTAGCCTCCTCCGTTCTGGTAAAAACTCAAGAATGGCTGCCGCTGATGAATTAATAGCATCTCCGGCTTTTAAAAATCTCTCAAAAAGGATTGCCGCAAGTCACGCTAGCACTCCAGCCTCTAGGAAATCGGTGGATGCTTCAATGCAGAAAGTGAAACCATATAGGGATTGGGTAAATACGCTATCAGCGGACGAGAAGAAAAATCTAGCCCGCGTTGGTATTGTCGCTTTTCTCAGTAGTAACGATTCTTTGCCCACAGAGCAACAAGCAGGGCAACAATAATCCAACCGACTGTTACCATATTAACCTCCAGATAGCCATGGATGGCTATTCTGACATCCTTTTTAATTTATTGTATGACTCTATAGAATCTGTGCACAACTTCATGAACTCTTGAAGTGACATTCCTAGGCGAGAAATTTCCGTATTCAAAAAACGTTCAATAAATTCATCTCCGCCTGGCATCTGGGTTGCTTCTTGAAAAGCAAACATTTGTTTAAATGTTCCACACATACCAGCAACTTTAGCTGTAACTAACATGTCGTTAGCAAATTTCAGATCCTTATCTTGCGATTGTGCAAGACCACTAATTAGAAAACAGAATGCACCTATAACCCATCGCTTCACACCAACCTCCTTAGTTTTGAGCAGGATACCATGAAAAAAGTTAACATTGGAAACGTACCAAAGATGCTCGTACCGCTCTTTGAGAGCGGTACGATTGTGTTTTGCAGAGACTTTCCAGAATGGCAACGCCTGCATCAAAAACTTGGCGTGGACGTGCAGGACTCGGATGCCAACGGAGCGTCTCATACAATGAGCAGCGAGAATGGTGTTTTGCATGTGATAGGCGTGTTCAATGGCAAACTATCTACTATTGCCCATGAGTGCGCTCACATGGCATTCGATATCTGCTCAAGGGTCGGTGTTGATGTTGAACCAGGAAGATCCAACGAGACTTACTGCTACTTAATGAGCAGACTTGTTGAGTTCTGCGAGCGACATATCAAAAAGCCGGAGTGACCCGGCTTGATTATTACTTTTTTTGGTATGTTAAGAATGGCAAGTCGCCAGTGTACCCCAAGCGGAAAAGCTCCAATTGCTTATCTCTTATGGATAAAAAATAATCGTTTCTTGCCTTTTTAAGCCACAACCAGCCGATCATCAAGATGAATAATATTGATATTATTGGCATCGGGGAGATCAACACCACTCCGATGAATAATGACGCTAGCAGCACCGATAAAATAGCAGAAATCATACTAATCTCCCACTAAGGTAACAATATGACTATAGAAGAACGTCTGAACAATATTGAGTTGAACCAAACCCTGCTTGACCAGCGACTTTCAGATCTTGAGCTTAAAGATCTAGATGCGCAAATATCAGAAGCAGAAGCCAAGCTCTCCAGCCTAAACCACCGCAAGAAGCAAATCCGCAACAGAATTACTCAGGGACGCGGAAGCTGTTGAGGTGGGATGCTAGGTCTCTATCGTTAAAATCAAGGCTGCTAATCATTTCATTGTAAATGGCGTTTTTATCTTCCATTGGCAGTCTTGAGTAAACCAGACACAGAGCATATTTCAGGGAGTTTAGCTCTTTCTCTAGCTCTTCCTTGCTTGACGTTTTTGACTTAATAAACTGTTTTTTATTCATTTTGCATCCTTACCATACATGGTCTTTAGCGTCTCAACATCGCGTTCAAGATCTATCAATCGTGATGCTATAGTTGCAAGGTCTAGTGCTTGAATGTGTTTATTTTTTTCGGTCCACGCTTCAAGTGCCGCGACCATCTCAGCATTTAATGAACGAGAATTAGCCTCAGCCAGTTCAATAAGACGTTCCTTTATCTCTACAGGAAGCCTCAGATTCACTTGAGGGTTTTTGTACTTACGATCAGACATCGGCGCATCCTGAATAATTTTTTACCACAGGATATGTAGGTATCTATTGACTATCAATGCGTACCTAAATACTATGTATGCGTACCACATACAACGGAGGATGCAATGAAGGTAAAAACACTGCGTATGCCAGAGAAGCTAGAAAAAATTCTTGAAGAAAAAGCAAAGGAAGAGTGTCGCTCATTCAGCGCAGAAGTAATTAAACGGGTGCTGGACAGCCTGAGGAGAGAGGGGATAACGGTGTGATTCGCTTGGATGCGGCAAAGAAATCAAAACAGTGAAGCCCCAACTGCGGGAACAGTCAGGGCTTCGGTATCAACAAATCGGATTAGGAAATATTGACATGAAAAGTATAGCAAAGGCACAAAACGATTTCACCATCTTCAAATTCGGCGACAGTGAAATCCGCGTCATCAACAAATGCGGTGAGCCGTGGTTTGTAGCAAAAGATGTTTGTGATGCTTTAACCCTGACTAACTCACGCAAGGCGCTTACTGCACTTGATGACGATGAAAAGGGAGTAACTTTAAGTTACACCCTTGGTGGTGAGCAGAATCTAAGCATTGTTAGCGAATCAGGTATGTATACATTGGTTCTGCGCTGCCGCGATGCTGTCAATAAAGGTTCGGTCCCGCACAAATTCCGCAAGTGGGTAACAGCAGAAGTTCTACCTTCAATTCGCAAACATGGCGAGTATGTGAAAGGCAAGAAAACCACTGTTGAGGAAAGAACGCCGCTACGCGATGCAGTAAACATGCTGGTAGGAAAGAAAGGACTTCGCTATGACGATGCATACAATATGGTTCATCAGCGTTTTGGTATTGACAGCATTGATGAACTTTCAATTGAACAAATCCCGCTGGCCGTAGAGTACATCCACAGGGTAGTGCTTGAAGGCGAGTTTATCGGCAAACAAGAGAAGAAAGCAAACGAGCTTTCTGCAAAAGAAGCAAACAGCCTTGTATGGCTATGGGATTATGCTAACCGTTCACAGGCATTATTCCGCGAACTGTATCCGGCATTAAAACAAGTTCAATCGAACTATTCCGGCAGATGCTACGACTACGGTCATGAATTCTCGTATGTTATCGGAATGGCGAGAGACGTTTTAATCAATCACACACGAGATGTTGATATCAATGAGCCAGACGGACCAGCGAATCTTTCCGCATGGATGAGACTTAAGAATAAAGAATTACCTCCTTCAGTACATAACTACTGACAGATAACCAACGCGACAACCCAGCTTCGGCTGGGTTTTTTTATGCCCAAAATTCATCGTAGCCATGCTTCGGTGATTCCTTGTATCTGGAGCAAATTAAATGACAGACATTACAGCCAATGTGATCGTATCAATGCCTTCGCAACTCTTCACTATGGCGCGTTCTTTTAAAGCGGTTGCCAATGGCAAAATTTATATCGGAAAAATTGACACTGACCCGGTAAATCCTGAAAACCAGATTCAGGTTTATGTAGAGAACGAAGACGGTTCTCACGTTCCTGTTTCGCAACCAATCATCATTAACGCTGCTGGATATCCGGTATATAACGGACAGATTGCCAAGTTCGTTACTGTGCAAGGCCATTCTATGTCTGTTTATGATGCGTATGGTGCACAGCAGTTTTATTTTCCTAATGTGCTGAAGTATGACCCTGATCAGTTCAGGCAGGAGCTCGCTAGCTACGCAGACGGTATGGGTGATGCACTGGTTGGGGTTAAGCAGCCTCGCACTAACTCAGTAGGCCGCACGCAGCATGACAAAAACGCAGACTGGATTAGCGTTAAGGATTTTGGCGCTAAAGGTGATGGGGTTACTGATGACACAAATGCTTTTAAAAACGCTCTTGCAGCATCATATCAGGTGTTTGTTCCTGAGGGTGAATATAAAATCACAGATGGATTGACTCCTCGTGATGGCACCTCTATAAGTGGAGCCGGAAAATACTTCACAAAGCTCCGGCTTTACGATAATGATGTTGATCTAATTACAATGGGATGGGATTGTGTTCTGGAAAACCTTTCCCTAGAAAGTATGCTTCCTGATGGTCCTGCTTACACAAAAGGTTTAGTAAGGTGGGAGTCAACAACAAATCCTGAAATACCAGCAGCTGCAATAGCGTTAGGAGGTTTAAGCTATCGCAATAAAATTCGAAATGTCGAATTGCGTAACGGGCAAACATATAACTTCTTTAGCTTCGGAGTTGGTTATGCAGAGTGGTATAACACAGACAGTCTTTTAGCTAGGGGTACTTCCGGGGTATACCTGAACGGGTCTGATAGTTATCTTGCTAGAGGGACCACTCTATACATGCATGGCGTAAATAAAATAACAGCATGTACTGGTGGGGATGGAATGGCGATAAATAACCAGTTTGATATGCACATCAATGGTATATTTGAAGGGAATAAAGGCAGGGCTATATCTGTTTTCGGTTATTCAGATAGAATAGAAATTGATGGATATTTTGAAAACAACTTCGCCATTTCTTCTGGAGGAACTGGTGCTGGTGATGCAGTCGTCTGCTTTGAATCAGGTTTAACGCGCGGATGCATAGTAAAAGGTTACTTTGATACACTTAATTCTTCCTATGCTCTTAGAATACATGGTTTAGCTACAGGTTTTAATAATAGAGCGAAATATTTTGTAAAACAACTTAGTAACGCGAAACAGTGGAATACTGATACAGGATTTATAAATCAAGCTGGTGCTTCATGTTCTTGGGAAATTGATATTGCACAACAATATTATAAAGAAGATGACCTTGGTGGTGTGAGAGCGTCTGGTAAGTTAACCTTCAACCAGTGTCTGATGTACTCACCATACTCAATTATCAGGAATCCAAAGTTTAATTCTTGGTCAGGTTCTACCCCTGATGGATGGACTGGTGCAGTGGTTAAAGAGAGTGGTGGGTATGCTGGTAGTGACTACTATGCAGTGACAAATTCATATCCCGGAACTAACCTTCAACAGTCTTCCATACACCAAAGGTTTGAACATGGAATTGTACATTGCAGCTTGGTTTTTGTTGGTAGAGGGGGGCACACGATAAATATTGCATCCACTGAATATGATGGTTATAACAGGACAGTTATTGTCATATCAACCTCTTCAGGAAATACATTCTTAGAAATCCCTCAACAAAACTTTGGTGATGAATGGGATGTTAAAATAATATCATTGAATGAAATATTTAGTGGAGATCTACCGAAAAAATCAGAGATTACTGGAATGACGATAAATGTTTATTGCTCTGCCGGTACAAACATTGGCTACGTTGGTCTGCATGACAATAGCGCCGGTATGTTCATACCATCAGATAAGTAGCTTGGCGGCAAGCCCCGGTCAAACCGGGGTTTTGTTTTTCCACTCATCAAGCTTTGTTTTAGCCACATAAATAAGCAACATGAGGACCGATATGTACACGAAGGAGTAATACTCATCCCCAATGTTAAGGCTATGCCCACTAATACCTATTAATGATATGAATGATATCTTAGCTATGCTTTCAATACAGCACAGCAGCAGGGTGTTTCTACCCATGTAAAGAACCGGCTGATACTCGCTTAAAATTTTTGCTATTGGTATCAATGAAATGAAAAGCAGGAAAGTAGGAATCATCCACAGTATTACGTAAGTCTTACCGCCGACTATCAATGTTATATAGTTCTCAGGGTCGTGATGCAGGCCGAAGAAGCACATGACAGCAAAAGCCATTGCAAGCACGTGCATAACAACCTGAACAGATCCAGCACGGCTAAAGAAAGATATAAACCATCCTCTGCAATAATACCCTATGGCATACCACGATATATAAAAGAAAGCGCTATCTAAAGAGTATGGCAACTTTGGCACGACTGAAGACGGAACGTCAGGAACATAAACACTCAAAGACATCATTACAATACATAAAGCAAATACAATGATGTCACTTTTTATGAGTGATTTCATGGCGTGGAAAAAAATCATTATCAGGAACATGCACGGCAAAAACCACATTTGGACTGCATACTCAGTAAAGTTTCTCTTTGCTTCCAGTAACTGAATTACGTACTGCTGCACGCTCACTATGTCTTTCTGAAGGAAAAGCGTGTAGACGATAAGTGATGCAAGTGAGTACACAAAATAAGGAATCATCAATTTTTTAAATGATGACTTCACATTATCCGCGATGCCGCCTCCAGATTTGTAGAACATCCCGGATATAAAAAAGAAAAGCGGTACATGAAACAGGTAAACAAAGCTGTATATCCTGCCTGCACTTGGTCCAAGATGACCAATGTAGACAAGGAAAATAGCTATGAAACGTAGCGAGTCAACCCAGTAAACGCGTTGCGGTTTTTTTGAAACATCCATAATGAATTCAGGATAATGAGTAAATGTTGAGGGAAATCTAGCACCTGAGCGCTGATATGTCACCAAAGCAAACCAGCTTATGTGATTTGCTATTGGCATGTTTACCAAATGCAATCAGTCGCATACAAGCTAGAAGCAGCGCGTACCAGAAGAAATGCGTAATTTATTTCCGCTTGCATGTTGATCAGCTGCACCGATCAATAATACTGTATGTATACACAGCAACTGTCTGAGGTGCATCATGGGATTCCCATCGCCAGCAGCAGACTACGTTGAGCAACGCATATCGCTCGACGAGACGCTAATTAGCAAACCATCGGCAACGTACTTCATGCGGGCAGGGCAAACTTACTGGCGAGAAGGCATCATGTACGGCGCTTTGCTCGTCGTTGACAGTTCACTGACACCGTTTGATGGCTCGTTACTTGTTTGTTCAGTTGACAATGAGTTCAGGGTGAAGCGGTACAAGCGCCACCCTAAACCACATCTGATCAATCTGGAGACTGGAGCGGCAGAGGAGATAACAAAGCCTACCAGCCTGTTTGATGATGAGTCGCATCTGTTCGGTGTGATCACGTACATCATCAACGATGCGCGTTCTGGTGAGTTTGATGATTGCCCGGTGATGTGAGACAGAAATGAGACACACAAAGCTTTGTACTGGATTGCAAGGCTTTGTGATATTCGATAGTTGTTAAGGCGGATCACTCCACCTTTTCATCAATCCAGTCCGCCCACCACTGCATCATTTCTCTGCGCTTATCGAGATACTGAGCATGGTTGTAAATCCCGCGCACAGATCCGCCGTTGGCATGTGCCAGTTGCACTTCAATAGCATCAGCAGGCCATTCGTGCTCGTTCATAATCGTGCTGAATTCATGCCTGAATCCGTGACCGCTTTCCAGACCTTCATAGCCGATTTGTTTGATCACAAGCAATACCGCGTTCTCGCAGATTGGCTTTTTCTTATCATTGCGCCCGGCAAAAACAAACTCTGATACTGGTTTGGTGATTGAGCTTAGCGTAGTGAGAAGTTCAACCACCTGGTCCGACATCGGGACCACATGAATTTTGCGTCCCTTCATCACACTGGCGTCGATGGTGATAATCCTGTTTTCAAAATCGACGTTCTTCCATTGCATGGAACGAAGCTCTTTCGTTCTTAGGGCTGTGTAGCGTAAAACTTTGGTCGCAATGAGCGATACGATACTTCCTGAAAATGTTGCCAGTGCTTTGTTGAATGCCGGGATCTGGTCTGCAGGAAGAAACGGGAAGTTCTTCTTGCGGTATCCCTTCATGGCGTCAGCAAGGTCAGGTGCCGGGTTATATTTAGCCCTACCAGTGACAATAGCGTAACGGAAAACCTCGCCGCATCTTCTGCGTGCTTTGTTGGCTCGCTCCATTGCGCCGCGATCTTCAAATCTGCGGATTACTTCCAGCAGTTGCATCGGCTCAATATCCTGAATCTCAAGGCCGCCGATGATGGGTAAAATGTCGTCATCAAACATTTTGGCAAGTTCAGTTGCATAGCCTACTGACCAGACTTGCTTCTTGTGCTCGTACCATTCCTTGTAAATCGCACTAAAGGAATTGTTGTTAGACGAAGCCTTTTTCGCCTTTACCGGATCGATGCCAACCGAGATGTCTTTCCTCGCGGTCCATGCTTTATCTCTTGCCTCCTGCAAAGTCATAAGCGGATATTTTCCGACGGTCAGTATTTTTTCCTTACCGTCAATCTTGTAGCGAAGCTGCCATACCTTTTTCCCTGACACAGGGACATAAAGGTACAGGCCATTACCATCGAGAAGGCGGTATGGTTTTTCTTTCGGCTTTGCTGCTTCAATCTGCTTAACGGTGAGCAT